GAATCAAATGCTATTGCAAAATTGGCGAAGAGTCATAACAGTGGTTTGGGGGCTGATATTTTTATTACTCACGCCCCTTGTATTGAGTGCTCCAAACTCATATATCAGTCTGGCATTCGTCGCGTTTATTTTAGTCAAGCATATCGCGATGATGCTGGAATTAAATTCTTACAAAAATCCGGAATCGAAGTAAAGCAAATAAGCAATGATAACACCTCGCTATAATTATACCCCACTAAACAGAGAAACAGTTGATGGCAAACGACACTACTGCTTGCCGGACGGTAGCAAAGTACCCAGTGTTACAACTATTCTTGACAAGACTAAACCCGAAGAAAAACGCCAGGCACTTGCTAACTGGAAAAAACGTGTAGGCGAGCACCAAGCCCAACAGATCACCACAGAAGCGGCCAATCGCGGCACACGCATGCACGCCTACTTGGAACAGTACATTCTTGCTGATGATCTAAAACCCTTGCCCGGTAATCCCTACGCACATCCTAGTTGGTTTATGGCAGCAGAGATTATTCTCAATGGCCTGGCCAATGTTGATGAATTCTGGGGTGTAGAAGTTCCACTATACTACAGCGGCTTATATGCCGGTACTACAGACTTGCTAGGGGTTTGGAAGGGCAAGCCTGCAATCATGGACTTCAAGCAAAGCAACAAAGTCAAAAAACGTGAGTATATCGAAGATTACTTTTTGCAGTTAGCAGCATACGCCGCAGCACACAACGAAATGCATGGTACAGACATTAAAACTGGGGTTATTTTAATGGCTGTACAACCCAAGTTATTGGAAGATGGATCGTACAGCACACCTGAATATCTTGAGTTTGAAGTCAACGAAACTGAATTTGCACATTGGTCGAACGAGTGGATGAAACGAGTAGAGCTGTACTATCTCACACGCTAAATATGTGATACCCTGTAAGGATCACACACCGTGGCAATTGTACAAATTTCAAGAATAACCCAACGTAAGGGTTTAGCAACCGACTTACCGCAACCCTTAGCCGGAGCCGAGTTGGGCTGGGCTATAGATGATCGCCGACTGTTTATTGGTAATGGCACTATCGAAGACGGCGCCCCTGTAATAGGCAACACCGAAGTCTTGACAGAATTTTCAGACATCCTGGGTTTTGCCACAGCATACACTTACGAAGGCGCTGCTGCTGGGTACACAGCACAAACTGGCGCTACAATTGGTGCTCCGATCACTCAAAGTCTTCAAAGTAGACTGGACAGCTATGTTGTGGTCACAGACTTCGGTGCCACAGGCGATGGTACCACAGACGACACAGCAGCTATTAATCGTGCGCTGTATGAATTGTATTGCCGAGAAGTTAATACTCAAATTCGCCGCAGCTTGTTTTTTCCAGCTGGTACCTATATCATCACAGACACACTGAATATTCCTCCTTATGCCAAGCTCTACGGTGAGGGCAGCAACAGCAGTATTATTAGCTTCAACGTTCAAGCACACACTTCTCTGATTGCCTATGCCGAAGGAGTGTTAGTATTGTCTGGTTCTGATTATTATCGCAGCTTGGCTGCAGTGCCTGTGGGCACCGGCATCGGTAACGGCGCATACTGGGCTATAGAAAGTTTGCCAGCCTACATCGCTCGCACTGCAGACAGTCTTCAACAGACAGGTGTGAACATTGCCACTAACGGAGCTATTGCCCCACAAAATGTTGAAATTTCTAGCATGGCCTTTATTACCAATCAAGTGCATAGTGGTTTATTGTGGGAAGATGCGGAACAATGTAGCATGGACTCTGTCACTATTGAAGGTCCACTGACTACAGCAGATTTAGCAGTGTCAACCGATAATACCAGGGCTGTTGATTGGGCCAGCACTGTGAGCTTGGTGTCTCGTAATATTGTGTTGAACAACTGCAAATACAAAGGTTTTACTTACGCTTCTCAAACTGATCAACAGATTGAAGGCATTGTGTTTAGTAACAGTGAGTTTGATACGTTGTATCAAGGTATTGTACTAGGCGACACTGTGGTAGAGAACGGCGGCGCCAGTGGTGTGCGCATTGTTCAAAACTTGTTTGACAACATCTACATTCAAGGTATTGTGTTTACCAATGTGAGTCGCAACATCAGCGGCTATAACACGTTCTATGATGTGGGCAATCACTTTAACGGTGCTACATTGCCAGCCAGCAGCATTATTGACATTGATGCTGCTAACAACGTTAGTGTTGGTGACATGTTCGAGCGCAACAACGGCCAAAGCGCATCGTTTAGCAGAATCTCTCTAAACAACACCAACTCAATGGCCATGAGCATGAACGTGCATGATATTGTGATGTATCAATCAGGTGTTCAAGACGAAACAGCTGGCAATGCATTTGATCTAGGTACATATCAACGCACAGCCGGTATTCAAGACACTCTAATAGACAATACCACAGGCGGTAACATTGCATACATTACAGGCTCGGGCATAAGTTCAATTCAAATGGATTATTCGATTTCTAGAGACGATTATCGTCGCAGAGGCACTATCCTTGCAGTAAAAGGTACAGGTTCTACTAGTACTGGTTTTACATATACAGATGACTATATGGAAAACGGTGTTACTGGTATTACTTTAAACGTGGCTGCAGATGGTGGCAACGTTATTGTAACATACGACTCAACTTCAACCGGTAGCGACGCTACTATTCGATACAGTATTTCACACTTTGGTTAATGTGGCCTAAAAATTTTGCCGATCGGCTGGAGTCTTGGAACCGCCTGAGACTCCAGGCTTCAACTGCTGATAAACCTGCTGCTCTCGCCATGATCAACGCATGGTGGTTCAACACCCCTTGGAGAGCGTACTATCTTCACTGGGATGATCAGAACACTTGGCCAGATCCTTGGCAACTATTGGATGACGACATGTATTGTCCTCTTGCACGAGGGCTAGGAATGTTGTATACTATTAGTCTAATAGATCGTGCTGATCTACAAGACTGTATGCTAATCGAGTGTGGTGGAGACAATTTAGTCCTTGTACCAGATGAGAAATATATACTGAATTGGGACCAAGAACAAATAGTAAATATCAGCCCAGGGGATCAAAATCCTAGACGTAGTGTCAGTCAAAGCAGTATCAAGCAACAAATAAGGTAATGGATGAAAACAATAACAGTAATTAAGCGCACAGGGCAGCGTGAGCCCTTGGCATTGGAAAAGTGGCAAAATCAAATTGCCAAAGTGTGTTCAGGCATTGCAGACGTAAGTCAAAGCATGGTGGAAATCAAAGCGCAGATGCACTTTTATGATGGTATCAAAACCAAAGAAATTGACGGCATCACGCTGCGAGCAATAGTAGACTTGATTGATGTAGAATCAAATCCTGACGTGGGACACACCAACTATCAATACGTAGCAGGCAAACAACGACTCAGCATGTTGCGCAAGGATGTGTATGGTTCTTATGAACCTCCACATCTGTATGAAATTGTAAAACGAAATGTGGAAGTGGGTCTATACACTCCTGAGCTATTGGAGTGGTATTCACAAGATGACTGGAACCGTATGAATGACATGATTGATCATGTCAGAGACGAAGCCTATAGCTATGCTGCTATTGAACAGTTGATTGAAAAGTACTTGGTTAAGAATCGTAGTACTGGTCAAATTTATGAAACACCGCAAATACGCTACATGATTGCTGCTGCCACAGTGTTCCATAAAGAAGAGCCAAACACGGCTCGTATGCGTTACATAAAGGAATATTATAATGCTGCTTCGGATGGTCTCTTTACTCTTGCTACTCCTGTACTTGCTGGCCTTGGAACCCCCACTAAGCAGTTTTCTAGTTGCGTACTTATCCGGAGCGATGATGATCTGGATAGCATTTTCGCCTCCGGAGAAATGATGGCAAAATATGCTAGCAAACGTGCTGGCATCGGACTTGAGATCGGTCGTCTACGTCCACTAGGATCACCTATCCGTGGTGGCGAAATCATGCACACTGGTATGATTCCATTCCTAAAGAAATGGTTTGGTGATCTACGTAGTTGCAGTCAAGGAGGCATTCGTAATGCAAGTGCAACTGTTTTCTATCCCATCTGGCATCTTCAATTCGATGACCTTATTGTGCTCAAGAACAATCAAGGAACCGAAGAAACCCGTGTCCGACACATGGACTATGGGGTGGTGCTTAATGCTTTTTTCTGGCGTAGATTTAGAAACAAAGAAACAATCACGTTCTTTGACCCTAACCAAGTGCCGGATCTATACGAGGCCTTCTATCAGGACACTGAACTATTTGAAGATCTTTATGTCAAATATGAAGCTAGATCTGACCTCCGGAAGAAGACTATGTCTGCAGAAGAAGTTTTCAAATCTGGCATCCTTAAGGAGCGAACAGACACTGGTCGTATCTATCTAGTGTTCGTTGACAACGTGATGAATCAAGGTCCGTTTGACCCTGAGTATCATACCATTTATCAGAGTAACCTTTGCTGTGAAATTCTTTTACCTACTCGTCCTTTTAAGCGTCTCGACGATGCTGATGGCCGCATCGCTTTATGCACTCTTGGTTCTATTAATTGGGGAGCCTTCCGTAATCCTGAAGATATGCGCAGGGCTTGTCGCATTCTTCATAGAAGCCTCAATAATATACTGGACTATCAAGATTTCTTATCGATTCAGTCTAAGTTAAGCAATGACGAAATTCGTCCATTGGGCATTGGTGTTACTAACTTGGCTTACTGGCATGCCAAACGCGGCCATCGTTACGGAGAGAAGGATGCACTTGCTGATGTCAAGAGCTGGATGGAACATCAAGCATACTATCTAACCGAGGCTAGTGTTGAGTTAGCTCGAGAACGTGGTGCCTGTGTAGACAGTAGTAAGACACAATACGGACAAGGTGTATTCCCTTGGGAGCGTCGAGCCGAAGGGGTTAATGATCTTGCAGACTTTACACCTGAATTAGATTGGGAACCATTGCGCGAGCAAATGAAACAATACGGTGTACGCAATGCTACGCAAATGGCCATTGCACCAGTTGAATCGAGCTCTGTTGTTATCAACAGCACTAACGGCATTGAAATGCCAATGAGCTTGATTACCGTTAAAGAAAGCAAAGCAGGTAGCCTAACACAAGTTGTACCTGAATATCAAAAGTTAAAAAACAAATATCAACTGATGTGGGCACAAACTGATTGTGATGCATATTTAAAAACCAGCGCAGTATTGCAGGTATATGTAGATCAAAGTATTTCAACAAATACATTCTACAATCCTGCACACTTCGAAGGACGCAAAGTTCCTACAACATTGATTGCCAAGAACTTAATGCTGGCACATCACTGGGGTATTAAGACTTTCTATTATAGTCTAATCAACAAACAAGGTGCCAAAAGTAAAGACACTGATGAAGCACCATTGGAAGTAATTGATTTTGACGACCAAGAAGATTGCATTGCCTGCAAATTATAACGTGTAAACTATAAGTTTCCTGTAAGTTGTAATAAATAATTGTACAGGAAACTTATATGGACTATCAAAAAATATACAATAATATTGTTAATAGAGGTAAGAAAAGAATTTTAGAAGGATATAGTGAAAAGCATCATATTGTTCCTTGGTGCATGGGAGGGACCGATGAAGCATCTAATTTAGTATCACTAACACCAGAAGAGCATTATTTGTGTCATCTGTTGTTAGTTAAGATACATCCTAATAATATACGGTTAGTTAGGGCTGCTATGTTTATGACATCATCAAATGCCAACGTACAGAGAAATAACAAAGTATACGGATGGCTAAAAAGAGAGATGTCGAAGTACATGCAAGGCCCTAATAATCCATCTACCTTAAATGGAACTTGGAACAAAGGTATAACTGGGTATAAAAATAAAGTAAATTTTTCAGATGCTTCAAGAAAAATGTTTTCTCAAAAGATGAAAGATAAAAATCCATGTCATGGTGTTAAACCGTGGAACCACCCAAGGACCACGGACATCACTCGAGCACTGTGGAAAAGAGCAGACGAGATTTATAAAATATGGTTAGAAAATGAAAAACCGTCATATTGCAAGTTATACGGGCTAACAATGAACAAGAACTACAATTGGAAAACAGACGGTAAGGAAGTTAGTCCTTTCATGAATATGGTAAAGTTTTTTAAAAATGGCTGGATCCCTTCTCAAGATGCTGAATGGAAAAACATTTAAATATGTGGAGATTGTGGGCAAAAGCCCTAGGTGAAAAGTCTGGTACTTCTGATCGAGAATCAGACTTGATTGCAGTTATAAGAACTGTTATACTTGTAACATATATGGTAACTAATTTTTTTATTATTGCCGGCGTTATTAGACATTGGTAAATTTATGAGCAAACAACAATACAATTTAAAAACAAAAACTGACTATATCAATCGTAAGATGTTTCTAGACCCAGCAGGTCCAGTTACTATTCAACGTTTTGAAGAAGTTAAGTACAATAAAATTGCCAAGTTTGAGCAAGAAGCTCGCGGTTTCTTCTGGGTGCCAGAAGAAATTAGTTTAACTAAAGATAGTCAGGATTTTAAAGAAGCAAGCGATACTGTTAAACATATTTTTACCAGTAACTTGTTACGTCAAACAGCACTAGACAGTTTACAAGGTCGTGGACCAAGTCAAATCTTTGTTCCTGTTGCAAGTTTACCAGAAGTCGAAGCACTTGTTTACGCATGGACATTCTTTGAAACAAATATTCATAGTCGCAGTTACAGTCACATCATACGTAACATCTACAACGTGCCTAAGGATGTGTTTAACACTATCCATGACACACAAGAGATTGTTGATATGGCTTCAAGTGTGGGCAAATATTATGATGCACTACACAAAATTAACTGCCTTAAAGAAGTTGGCGGAGATATTGTAGAGCACGATTATATCAAAGCAATCTATCTAGCACTACACGCCAGCTACGCATTAGAAGCATTCCGCTTCATGGTATCATTTGCTACAAGCCTAGCAATGGTAGAGAACAAGATCTTTATTGGCAATGGCAACATTATCGGTTTAATCTTGCAAGACGAAATTTTACATAAAGAATGGACTGCTTGGATTATTAATCAAGTGGTTAAAGAAGATTCACGTTTTGCAAAAGTTAAACAAGAATGCGAAGCAGAAGTTTATGCAATGTACATGGATGTTATCCGTGAAGAAAAAGCATGGGCAGACTATCTATTTAAACATGGACCGGTTATTGGCCTTAACGCACAGATTCTCAAAGACTTTGTAGACTACACTGCTGCTAGTGCACTTAAAGAAGTGGGTATTAAATATTTAGAACCTTCACCTAAGAGCACTCCCATCCCATGGTTTAACAAACACGTTGATGTAAGTAAAAAACAGTCAGCTCTGCAGGAAACAGAATCAACCAATTATGTGATTGGGGTAATGAGTGATCAACTTGATTATGATCAACTTCCTGATCTCTAATCAGTGACTATCCTTTAACTAACATCTTTGTCAATATATCACTTACCAAAAGGAAAATAAAAATGAAAGCTATTGTATGGTCAAAAGACCAGTGCCCTTTTTGCGTTCAAGCAAAAGCATTACTGGAATCAAAAGGCATCGAATATGAAGAGCGCAATGTGAGCCAGGACTGGACTAAAGAACAACTACTAGAAGCCGTGCCAACAGCTCGGACACTACCACAAATCTTTTTGGATCAAGAACATGTGGGCGGATTTAACGAACTTAGGCAGTACTTTTTAAAAGCAGTTTAATGCGAGTAAAAAACTTCATTATATACCTGCCTTCGTTCGGGGGACATTTGCTACAGGCACTATTGGGATTAGATCCCAATGTGCTACCGTTGACAAATAGTGTATTAAATGGAGATAAAAGTTTATCTGCTCGTGTCAAAGCATACTGTTTTTCGAATACAGTAGGAGAAAATTGTTCTTGGCAAAAATTCCATGACTATCAAGATCTTGATCGGGTAAAAATTGAAACCTGGCTAGCATCAACATACAGTATTGCAGTTGAAGCTCGACATCCAGTACATCGGGAAGGCAACTTTATAATAGATCATCCTGAGATACAAAACAAATTCTTTATAGTTGAATTGTCAATGGACGAATTTTCGTGTTATTGGACTGCTGCAGCTAGAGAAGGCTGGAACAATTTCCCAATCATTAACCCTGAACAAATTCCTGCACTTGAGCGCATAAAATCAACGTATGAATTTGAGACCATTAATATTGATTGTTTTCTTGACAAGAACACATGGGCCAAAGAGTATATTAGAATTTGCAAGTTAATGAACATTACTCCATACATACAACAGGCAACAAATTTGTATAACGTATGGTATGACTTGCGTGTAAAAACGCAAAAAGAACAGTTTGATAAATTATCTACTGCTCACAAACAAATGTACGTTAACAATAGACTTGACGGGTTTAAAATCAATAAATTAAACTTGCCGTCTACAGTAGAACACTGGCAACGATCATATTACAATGTTAAAGATCCGAGTTGGCCAGATTGTCCTACCCCCGAAGATTATTATAATCTTCCTCAAACTATTCAAGATGAATTAAAAAGTTTTTTTAATATACATCCGGATAATTTAGTAACTAATTAACAAAAGAAAGAAACTAGTATGACATTAGAAGTTGGAAAAACATATTCATTTAAATTGAACTCGGGCGAAGAAATGGTCGCCAAATACTTTGCTGAATCTACAGGCAACTTTATTGTTGTATCTGATCCTGTAAGTATTGCCCCAGGCCCACAAGGATTAGGTCTTGTGCCCAGCATGTTTACTGCAGACCCGTCAAAATCAGTGACAATAAATACTAACTGTATCACAATGTATTCGGAAACTGACGATGCTGTCAGAATGAAGTACATTGAGGCGACCACTGGCATCAAAGTGCCAGAGAAGAAAATATTAGTAGGATAATATGCCAGCAGTGCAACGCAAAGGGGATGTGGACTCAGGAGGCGGCGTCATAACCGGCGGTGTTGGCTCAGTACGAGTCAACAATATCCCTGTAAGCGTGAACGGCACAGGTGTTAGCCCTCATGCTCGTAAAAACAGACATCGCCCTGTTACTTCTGGCGGCGTAGACAGTGTGCGAGCAGGCGGTGTGCCCATCAATGTTGCAGGCAATTGCGATACTTGCGGTCATGCACGAACTGGCGGTAGTTCCAATGTAAGAGCAGGATAATGGCTAGCATACTAACTCCACTACAAATCACTGCTGCTGCTGCACTGCTTAACAACCAAGGTCTCAAACCTTTGCCAGCAGCGCTAACCACTGCATTAGCAGCATTCAATGCTACTGCATTAATTACTGCTTATCAAGCTGCAGTAGCATCATACTTGACTTTAAGTACCAAAACATACGACACTTTGACTGACTTGCTGAATATCGGCAATGATACCTGCCCAGCATTAGGCAACAGTATTCCTGACAGCATTACAAATTTAGTTTATCCAACTGCTACTGTCGGGTGTTGCGACTACCCAACTGCACCCTATGGCGTTTCTGGCCTAGCACAACAAACTGGTGATGCATACCTAGGCACAGGCGATATTGGCAGCTTTGCCCAAGGTTTTATGAATGTACAAGGGTTCATCGAAACTACTAATGCTTACATCAACAGTGCTGCTAATGCTGCTACTTATCTTGGACCTACGTTTTCTAACATGGATGCCTTGGTTACAGCTGACATTACCACTATCAACTCCGACCTTGAAGGATTTGGTGTCGATCTCGAAAAACAGGGCCAACTGGTCGACCTATCCAATCTAGAACTGTACGGTACTCCTGCTGGCTTAATACAACAAATTAGTGCTGTGACTGGAATTACCACTGGCACAATTCCGGTGCTACAAAATGCCTTGATTGCTGCTGGAATGACAGAAGAAGATGTTCGTGATCTAGCAACTAACAATCGACAAAGTCTGCTGAATCCCACAGGATTGACCAGCAATGAGTTTGATCGTCTTCAACGAATTGCTTGGCTAGCAATGACTGCAGTAGGAGATACTGACCTAGCCCAGATTCTCAGTATTTTGGATGTGACCACGCCTAACATCACAACTCTAAGCGACCTACTAGATCCAGTCAAAGTGTTTCCGCTGAGTTACCAAACTCTGCAAACCCCTAGTCCTGATGGTCCGGTGCCTGTCTTTGACGCAGACGGTAGTGTGTCTTCGGATGTGTCACCAATTGTAAGCAGCTACTTACCTACACAATCGGGTTGTGACGAACTGGGCAAGATTATTCCTCCTGCCGATGCTGTGGCCAACAAAGCCATTCAAGTGGCTTTGCAACAGGTGCCCGGCATTGCTGATAGCACACTGCCTGACTTTGCTGAAACTGTTCGCAGTTTTACCCCACGTGACTGGGATTCAACACAGCCATATCTTGCTAATGATGTGGTAGCAACCGGTGAACCGATTCCGGACTTTTATCGAGCACAACAAGATGTACCAGCCGGTACCAATATTAATGATACTGCTTACTGGAGTCCAACCACACTAGGCGGCATTAGCAACTTGTCAGGTTTGCCGTTGTTACAAGCATTAACTACCCCTGTGCCTGCTTCTGTTACCAGCTTCTTTGACAACAGTATCGCTACAGGTTCAGGACCCAACGGTACCATAACTACACTAGACGTGCTAGGTACCGCAGTTGACCATAACAACATCGCAGCGCAGTTTGCGGCGGCCACTACAGCAATCAACAGCCTCGATGGCCTTGGCTCACTGGCTGCACTAATTGCCACGTACACTTCTATGGTAGGCGCATCAGAAGCAGCCATGCCAGGTATCATTGCTACAGCCAACGCAGACATTGCGACCATCGTGGCAGCACAACCTGCATTGACCGCAACTTTGAACACAGCATTTGATGCTATTGCTCAATCACTAAGTGACGAAAAGGCCCTGCAGATACGCGCCGGAATTGATTACTTTGATTTAACTGTTGGGGAACAAACCAGTATCTTGGCGTTTGTGCAGAATTTGCCTGCCTATGCTCAGTTGACCGCAGAAGGAGAAGCCGCTGAGTTTTTAGAAACCATTGCTGACACAACAATTATTGGCGGACAAGCAATTGTTGGTGCCATGCGTGAAGCCAGAAATGAAACCTTGATCAAAAGCAACAACTTGTTTATGGCCAACAATGTTCCATCGGATCCAGCCCTGACCCCAATCCCGGTAGTTGTGCCGGTGCAATAACCCAAAAAAGGCTGTTTTTTTCAGCCTTTTTTATTGACTATACTAGCGAAACTACTATATACTAGTCTATGGTGAAACTTTTACCGTATTTCAAAAGGAAAAATCTCAATGAAAAAAATCGTTATTTCGGCTCTGCTTGCAGGCCTGGTATCCGTGGCATCTGCACAAACTGTAGTAACTGGTGCTCTACGCTATGACTTTAAAAAAGCCACTGGCGCTGAGTTAACTACTGGTATTACTCGCAGCCGAATTGGTGTTACAACAACCGAAGACCTAGGTGGTGGCATGTCAGTGACTGCTGCTGTCGGTCTCGATGGAGCAACTCGCAATGGCACCGTGTCAGGTACTGATGCATTTGTAGGCATCAATTCCAAGATGGGCAGCGTGATGGTTGGCCAAATTGAATTGGGCAATGGCATCGTTGACCGTGCTTATGCTGGTGCTCCAGTTCAGGGCGCTGACGGTGTTGTTCTAGCCGCTGCTGTCAACTCTGACATTGTCAAGTTTACCGGTCCTGCTGTTGCTGGCTTTGTTCCTAGCATTTCTGGAACTCGTGCCACAGGCTCTACTGCCGACCACGCATACACCATGGGCGTTGCTGGTGTAGTGGGCCCGCTGGATACCAGCGTTGACTACAACGAAGCAACCAAGCGTGTTCGTGCCAGTGCCAAAACCAGCGTAGTTGGTTTGACTGTTGGTGCAGGTGTTAGCCGCAACGAAACCAGTGTTGCTGACAGTTGGGCCGTAGGTGCTAGCAAAGCATTTGGTCCAGTAGTTGTTGGCGCTGCTTACAGCGACGGCAATGGTAAAGCCAAAGAAGTTGCTGCTGCTTACGTTTTCAGCAAGCGCACAACCGTTGCTCTTGCGTACCGTGACGTTACTGAAAACTCAGTCGTTGCTAACAACGTAGCCACCACTCGCGTTCGTTTAGAACACAAGTTCTAATAGATTAGTATTACTATAAAAAGTAATATTCAAGTACTACAAAACCCTACCTTGTGTAGGGTTTTCTTTTGATTGACCAATAATTCCCCTTTTGCTATAATACTTGTATAGCGTAACAAAACAGGAGTTTGAAATGGTAGCAATCGAAGATATCAATTCCGCAATTCGTTCTAGTAACCTTACTAACGAAGAACTCAACACCATTGTTGAATCGCTGAAATATGCTCGTGCTCAACTAACTCGTCGTCAGGCTCGTGCCCTGTGGCCCGGCGACACTGTTAAATTTACCAGCAATCGCAACGGTGTTACTTACACCGGTACAGTTGAAAAAGTCAAGATCAAGTTTGCCCTGGTTCGTACTGGCAACACCCGATTCAACGTACCCTTGAACATGCTAGAGGCAGCATGAACTTCCAAGTCTGGCTGCAACAAACTTGGTATGAGCACTGCAATGAATTTGAAGCCTGGTTCAAGCGCCAGCCCGAATACACTGCACAAGAGTACTTTGCTCGATACAAATATTGGTTAAAGCGCGAATATCGTCATCAACAAAATGCAAATCGATAATAGGTGGTATGTAACTATGGGACTCGATCAATACGCATACGTAGCCGCCAAGGCAGGCCAACAAAGCGAATACTACAACACCGAGGGCGATTATATCGACGGTGAATGGCAGCCACATAAGCCAACTGTAGCCAAGCCACGCGAAATTATGTATTGGCGCAAACATTCTAGTCTACAAGGCTGGATGAGAAAATTGTGGGAATCTAAAGGCGGCTACGGCGAGTTCAATGGCGACGAGCTGGAACTAACTTGGCAGGATCTAGATGATCTAGAACGTGCAGTAATTCACAAGCAATTGCCCGAAACAACTGGATTCTTTTTCGGTGACCCTAGCGACGAATACTATCGCGAGCACGACTTAAAGTTTATCAAAGAAGCACGAGCAGAGATTTTCCTGGGCTTAAAAGTGTTCTATAATAGTTCATGGTGAGAAATTAAATATATGAATGGCAGTACTAACTACGAAGACAGCCGGTTTGAGGGCGTAATGAGCGCCGGTTGGATCAAAGACCTTGAAAGTAGCGACAGCAGGCTACACAAGGAAGGCGTGATCGAAAAAGCCTTGATGGCCGCAAATCTTGGCAGTGCCGATGCACAGGCTTTCTTGTTTAACTGCTACCAAGCCTACAATCCCTTCTACACTTTTAACATCAAACAAGTACCCGAAACTCACGGGCTTGTTGATCAACCTAATCGTTGGCCGCGTTTTTGGGCACTGTTAGAAGCACTGCGCACTCGTAGCATTTCAGGCAATGCCGCTCGCGCAATGATTCAGGACATTAGCGAAGAATTTGACAGCGAAGAATGGAATACAGTTTGCGCTCGTGTAATCCGCAAAGACCTACGCTGTGGTATCAGCGAAAAGACGCTGAACAAAGTACTAAGCAAGTCTCACTACAAGATTCCTGTGTTCTCATGCCAACTGGCACAAGACAGCAACGACCATCCGGCCAAACTTCGCGGTGTTAAACGACTAGAAGTTAAACTAGATGGTGTGCGAGTGATTGCCATTGTGTCAGGTAATAGTTGCACACTGTACAGCCGCAATGGCAAAGAGTTTGAAAACTTTCCGCAGATTGCCCAAGCCTTGCTGGACAATAGAAAAGCATTCCAGTATGGTCGTGGCACCGGTGGTCACTATGTACTAGACGGCGAAATTGTTGGGGAAAGTTTCCAGAAACTCATGCGTCAAGCACATCGTAAAAGCGATGCTCGAACCGACGGCATGGTTTACAATATCTTTGACATTATCCCATTAGAAGCGTTCAAAGAAGGTCATTGGAATGTACAGCAACACAAGCGTATTGAATGGCTAGAGTCTGCTCGTAGCCAACTTATGGATACTGACTGCTTGCGTATCATGGACGGCCTGGACGTTGATCTAGACTCTGCCGAAGGCCATGACATCATGCAACGTTACGCTGAAGATGCAGTTGCTGAAGGCTTTGAAGGCATTATGATCAAGGACGTTCATGCTCCTTATGAGTGCAAGCGTAGCAGTTTCTGGATGAAATGGAAACCGGTCATTTCGGTTGATCTTACTGTGGTAGGGTTTGAAGAAGGCACAGGTCGCAATCTAAATCGACTGGGTGCTATAATTTGCGAAGGAGAAGACAATGGACGTCATATACGTGTTAATGTTGGTACTGGTCTGTCTGATAGCAATCGCGATGAGTATTGGAGCAGTCGAAGTAGCCTTCTTGGACATTTGGTTGAAGTCCAAGCTGACGCAGTTACGCAAAACCAAGACGGAACCTACAGCCTCCGATTCCCAAGATTCTTGAGATTCCGAGACTTTGAAGCAGGTAGTAAACTGTGAACAAAACTTTCTACATCAAACAAGGTCGTCGTTATGTACCGGTGCGCGAGTACGACGATGAACTTATGAGTGCTTTTCCTAAAGGTACACACATTGTAATGGTATATCCTGGTGGGCAAAGCACTCGCTACAGCATTGACCCTAATTATGCGGCTATGATTGCTGCTGGGCGTGTTGCCGAAGATGCAATTCGTGCCGCAATCTACCAAGAGAGTGAAGCCAAACCCAAAGAGCGCCCAATTACCCCGCGTCAACTAGCCGCATGGGAAGAAATGAAGGCAGCATTTGGTGACGAACGGTTCAGTCTAACGTTTAGTAGCACACACGATCTTGCTGAAGCAGGTATCAAAGCCATGCAAGCAGAGGCAGAATGGCTAATGACTCACCCCGCAGTCATTGACGCATACGAGAAATTTATGTTAACATGTAAACTTACTAAGGAGAACCCCAATGGCAAAGACACTATCTAAACTAGTTAAAGTAAACGATCAATTTACTGTATATCGATATGACAACGGCTTTATGGTCGAAGTAAGTGGTCGCGATAACGAAAACGATTACAAAACTTCTAAAGTATTGTGTGCTACCGAAACAGACCTATTTGAAGTGATCAAAGAAGCACTTGTAATGCCCCTGGATGACTAAGCATGGCAACCCGTAAAAAGAAAGACCCGGGCACCATGTCTGGGCTACCAAAAGATTATCCTTACGTAACTATTGGTACACATCTAACAGTTACCGAATATGCAGATGGGCGTCGAGAACTAGCTTGGGACGACGAAGCATTGCTGAAAGAAGTTCGTGCAGCAATTGCCAGTGCAGGACATGTTGACCGTGAAGACATCTTGGCACCTAGGGTTAACTCTAACCCACCTAAAAAGCCGGCTGCTAAAAAAGCACCTGCTAAGAAAACCGTTAAGAAAACTACCAAGGAATAATCATGGCAACCTGGACCGTAAGCACTTATTACAAAAAGTCCATCGAGGAACACGAAGAATATACCAAAGATGGCATGACCATCATTCGCAAAACCGGATGGCGCGGCGGATCATGGACTGTGTCTACCAACGACGGTAATCCTCCAGAATTTGATTTTACTGAAGTGCCAGGTGGCGACGGTAAAACTGACAGCATCAGCATCTACGATGCCTACGGCAATAACATCGAAGACGTTGAACTAGACTCAACATTTGATGGTTGTTGGGAAGACATTGACTGGCCCGAAGACATGGACGACGAAGAACGTGAGCGTCTTGAAGCACTGATCGAAGAAGAAGGCTTCTATGCTATTGAAGAGGAAGAAGGCTGGTATCAGGGCGATAGCGCAACATATCTCTGGGGTCCTATCCTAATCGAAGGTGAAAATGGTTTCCGCAAAATCATTATTGCCGACGAAGATGGCAATGTCTCGGAATTTGAAGAAGACTAAATTCTGTTATAATTACTTTTGCATGTTGGAAGTATATGGGGTACTGTGGGCAAGGACGCTTGCCCGTGGCTAGCAGTGTAAGTCCAATAGATGCGACACTGTCCTCGACGCAAGTCAAAACCGGGCTGGAACCCGGGAGTAAGCCTAATGTGGAACCAACAGTGAAAGAACCTTGTGTTTATTAAAATAGTGACCTCTTTATTATGTCATCATCCCTTGATTCGCTTAAAGAAACGGCTTCCGACATGCACCCTTTACAACGTGTAGTGTTTGAATTGACTACACTAGACCAATGGTATTCGCTAATCCGCGAAGCAAACCAACTATACGGTCCACACAAATGGCGCTGCCAGGCACGTGTTCGCCGCAAACTAGAACATAACTGGGCCAACAACGCAATACGAATTTGGTTTGAAGTGCCAGATTCTAACTTTGCCAGCTGGGTCGCAGTTAAGCACAGCGTAATTGCTCGTGTACCAGGCAATAAATAAATCGCCTTTTTATTAAAGTCGTATAAATAAATGCATGACAATCGCATACATTTACAAATGGACACACTTGCCAACATTAAAGTGGTATATTGGTGTTAGATCGAAAGTAGGGTGTCACCCTGACGACGGATACATCTGTTCTAGTAAAATTGTTAAGCCGTTGATTAAGACATCTCCGGGGGAGTGGGTTAGAGAAATTTTACACACAGGCAGTCCCGGCGATATGATAGCACTTGAATCGAAACTATTAACATCGCTTGACGCAAAAAATGACAGTAACAGTTATAATTTGCATAACGGGGACGGCAAATTTAGCACATCTGGGTTAACTTTACCAGACGATTGGGTTGAAAAAATTAAAAAAAGTAATTCTGGAAAAATAAGAAATCAAAGTGCAAAAGAAAATTATAAACATGCAAGCCAAAAAAAAGCCAGTGATCCAGATTATATTGCAAAACTACGTAAACCAAAGCCGCCTGGTCATGGAGCCAAAGTGTCAGCAGCAACCAAAGGCATAAGTAAAACACCTGAGCATCGCCTTGCTCTTTCTCAATCAAAAAAAGGAAAAAAAACAGGTCCATGTTCTGATGCAAGGCGCGAATCAATAAAACGTGCGTTGTCAGGTAAACATACACTACCGCTAGTAACCTGTCCACATTGTGGCTTAGTTGGAAGATCGAACATGAAACGTTGGCATTTTGATAATTGTAAGAATAAGAAATTATGATTTTTGGATATTTTACATTGTTTGTTGCAATTGTAATAAGTTGCGTCGCAGAATTTTATAGTATTGCTGGCTTGGTTGCTATTTTTTCCGCTGCGCCGATACCCGTTATTATTATGGGAATTGCACTCGCAGTTGGTAAACTTACAGCGGCGGTATGGTTGAAACTCAATTGGAACCGTGCACCGTTTGCATATAAAATGTATCTTATACCAGCGGTGGCAGTGTTGATGTTTTTAACTAGTATCGGTTGTTTTGGCTTCTTAAGCAAAGCACACAGTGATCAAAATCTAGTTTCGGGCGATGTACAAAGCAAGATTGCAATATATGATGAAAAGATCAAAACCGAAAAAGAAAATATTGACGCAAACCGTCGGGCACTTAAACAGATGGATGATGCAGTGGACCAAGTATTGGGCCGCTCAACAACAGAAACGGGTGCCGACAAGGCTGTATATATCCGTCGCACCCAGCAGAAAGAACGTGCTCGCTTACAAAAAGAAATATCACAGTCGCAACAGTCTATCGCGCAACTTAACGAAGCCCGTGCGCCTATTGCCGCCGAGGTACGAAAGGTGGAGGCAGAGGTCGGGCCAATAAAGTATATTGCTGCCTTGGTCTACGGCAACAATCCTGATGCAAACCTATTAGAAGCCGCTGTACGCTGGGTAATTATTATAATTGTTGGCGTCCTTGATCCGTTAGCACTAGTACTGTTGTTAGCCGGGCAACAAAGTCTAAAGTGGGAACGAGAACCAAAAGTAGTAGAACCCAAATACGAGCAGGATGATGGTCCTTTAACTG